GCCTGTACCGCCATTGCTGATAAACATACCGCTAAAATTAATTTGTTCATTTTCCCACTCCTTCAATCGAACACTCAAAAACCACCTGTTCCAATTCCTTCATCCGCTCAAGCACCTTTCGTGCTTGCTGGCGTTTCTTTAAAGCCACCTTCGCGGCTTTGTCGCGCTTTACGGCTTTACTACCTATGAGTTGCATGTTTCGTCCTTGTCTTACCCAGTGCGTTAACTATACGCCGTCTTGCTGGTGAAAATGTTGATTTAGATCACAACTATTACGCTACTGCGTAACGGATCATTATTCCTCTTTTTGGATGTGATATTTCAACTGTTTTCAGGATGCCATCTGCTGTCATTTTTTTAACCATCTGCGCTACGTCCAGTCTTGTGTATGTCTTGTTTTTTGCTCGCTGACATATTGTAGAGATTGGCTTGTCAACTCCATTCAATGAATTGATGATTCTACGCATTAGCTCGTCTGGATCTTTTTGTCTTGATTGTTCTGTTTTTTCTTTTATCCCAATTGATACAGAGAACTCAATACCCTTTACCACTTGGGAAAGTATCACTGAGTTTTTAGCGCAAAACGCATCAAGCTCGTGACTTACCATGCTTGATCCATCATCGAAAAACTCAACCCTCAAAAAACCAATGCTGTTAGCCATTTTAAGTCTCAGTTTGTGTATGATTTTCGTTTGAATTATTATGTATACTTCATAATGTGTCAAATATTTTTATTAAAATCATTATTCTTATTTATTTGTTTACATGACATTTTTTACGTGTCATCATGTGTGAGCAAATAGAGGTTTATAGAGGTTTACCTCTTAATATAAAAAAGATTAATAGTTCTTATATAGAGAGAGAAATAAAAAAGCCCTTCTCTGTTCTGGCTGATTTCCAGAATTTTGAAGGGCTTTCTTGTTTTTGGATTTAGAGTTATTGAATTTAAACTCTGAAAAATCATTTTTGCCGTTTTTCGTGTTTTTTCGAATCAGGCTTTCATTTATCCATAATTCTAAATCCAAAGATAAATGCATGATTTATATAGTGTTTTAGGATTATCCATTTTTTGCAGTTTAAATCCAAAACTGAAAAACAACCAGGCGGACACGAAAAACACAAACAAATCACAACCAAGTATTATGGTGCAGCATTGGAAAATTTGCATCTTTTTTTTTATGGTAAATAAAAAGCGCCACACAATAGCGGCGCTTTTAGCTTTGAATTATGGATTTCTAAATCCTAAAAGACGTATATCTTGTGGTGATCCCACGCTTAGGATGTGAAACCTCCAGCGTTTGCAGATCGCCGACTTCCACCAGCTTTTTCACCATCTGAGAAACATCTTCTTTGGTGTACCGCTTATTGCTGGCTCGCTGCATGATGGTGGATATCGCTTCCCCGGCCTCATTCGCGCAAGCGTCTTTAATGCGACTCACTAAAACATCAGACAATGCGTCCTGTCGCTCGCTCGATTCCAGTTGGTTGCGGCGCGCCAGTTCGACTTTACTATCAATGTCTCTGCGTATCATGGCGTAAGCCCACCGGACGTGCTCAGCTGTGCGTACACGCTCTGGGCAGGCTAATATCAGCGACACCTTGGCGCATAGCTCATAACCACGGCGCACAACCGCCTCAAAGCCGCTGGTGCCTTTATGGTGCTCTGCGTACTCGTAGATCCACTTCTTCACCTGCTTTAGCATCTGCCATGCTTCATCAGTGGTGCTGATCTCAATCCGGTCTCCGTTATGCTCAAGCCGATCTGGTTTTTCGTCGGAGCAGTAACCTGGATGGTAAAGCTGCTTAAGCGTGGCTGCCATGTATGGATCGAGTTTTTGCTTTTTGAACTCGTCTTTTTCTTGCGGGTTTGTTTCGTGCTCACGAACCAACAGCGACCGACCCACAAAACCGTTTGTCGCCTGCTCGTAGGTTATCAGCTTGTCGAATGTAACGGGCGTAGTGAAGCCAATCATGGAAAGCATTGGGTTTTTTAGTCCATCATCCAGCGTATCGAGCTGCTCAACGAGCTTATCTGCACGCTCTTGGAATTTGCCTTCTGGATCTTCATTGTCGGCCACTTTCCCCTTGGCGTGTGACAGCTGCTTTTGTAGTTCGCTGCGGATGTCTTCTTTTAAATCGCCACTGATTAACAGGTAGCCGTTTGCCTTACCGTAGGCAGACATTAGCAGGCCGATCACGCCTTCCAGATAGGACGCACCAGACTTGGCAGAGTTGGATATTTTAGACAGCAAGATCCCAACTTCATCGACAATATAAAAAGCGCACTGGTGGCGGATCAAGTTGCGGGTGATTTCCTGCTCTGATTTTATATTGCCATGCACGGCTGCGGTGACGCCTGCGGCCCTGTGCAGGTCAATCATTGCGGTTTGAATTACTTCTTTACCCGTTGCGCTGGCTGCAATGCCGAACGTGAACATGTTGGCCGTGACGCCGTCCTTGTCATCTGTATAGCGCAACCCGCAAATGTTCCCGATGGTTTGCAGTGCTGCTGCCGTTGCCAGGTGTTCACGTGGAAATCTGCATTGCGCATTGATCCACTGCGTGACCTTGCCGACGAATCCCGGCGGCCGCAACAAGTCTACCGTATCAATGGCGAACGGGTGGCCTGTAGCGTCATCGTCTTGCTGTTGTGCTTCGGCGTGTGGAAGCTCGAACGTTACCGAACGGCGGTATCCGCCTTTTTCTGCAAGGTGGATCAGAGTCCCGATAGTGACTGGGTTCATTGTCTTTCCGAACGATTGCCAGTGCTGATCGATGGATGCGGGGCCGTTGTACTTTTCACCTCCACTGCTCCAAGCGTTCCATGTTGCCATACCTGCACCGCTGGTGGCGTGATGAATTGCCATGCCTACCTTGATCCAATCGTCATAAGAACAATCTGGATCGCAGTGTTTTAGCATATCCGCTATTTCTTGATCGGTGATGTCGAGCGATTCGCCATTCATGGCTACACGATAGTGATCTGGCTTTTTCAGGAGCTTCAGCAGTGGCTCAGGAATTGGTGTTAAGTCGCACGGATTGCCTTTCTGTTTTTCGTATGTAGCACCTGATTTATGGATAGATCCGCAACCGCACACGAATCCTGACACTTTAAAATCTATACCTTTGTAGTCAGATAGGTGGCTCAGCAGTGAGATCGGCGGTTCGTTTTTGAAGTAGATATGCAGCCCACCGCCGCCTGTCTCTACGACAAAGTTAGACATCTCGGCGTAGTCGATTCCGGTATCTTTGCAAAGCCGTTCATACGACTCAAAACCTCCATTGCGCTTGTCGATGTCGATTACCAGATGGTCGTCTACACAAACACCAAATCCGGTATCGAACTGACCCATCTCGTCCATCGTCTCGATCTGCTCGTCTGACCAGTGCGGGACTTGCTGCCAGTTTTGAATGCGTGGGTGTTTTCCGATAGCTGCGCACTCAGGATCGCCACAGCCGCATGACCATTGTGGAGTGATCTCCCACAGAGGGAAGATGCGGAAACCGGCTTCTAGGTAGTCATAAATATAGTTAGATGCTGACATTACTGCGCGTCCTTGTTCTGTGACTCAAGCCATGCTGAAACTTTTTGCACTGTGCTGTATTTTGGTTCTGTACCGCCGTTCATCATGCGATACAAGGCGTTGTAATGCACTCCGCACTGCGCTGCAACAGCCTTTAGGTTCATGGGAATGAGGCGCTGTTTAATCTGCTCTAGTGTCATCATTTTTTAATGTCCTGTTGTTTTTTTTGCGTTCGATGTTGACACTATAAAACTTGTGGCGTACATTTGCAACATCAAAACGAAACAACCGGAGCAAGCAAATGGGAATAGGCGTTGTGTTGATGGGCAAAAGCGGGACTGGCAAGACCACCAGCCTGCGCAATATTAACCCTGATAAAGCATTGCTGATCCAAGTAACCCGCAAGGCGTTACCGTTTAAATCAGCAAACTGGAAACCGTGGGACGGCAAGACAAAAACAGGAACGGTTGCGGTTACTGACAAGGCTAACAACATCGTTGCAGCCATTCAGCGGGCAAGCGATAACGGCAAGGAAATAGTTATTGTTGATGATTTTCAGTACCTAATGGCTAACGAATTTATGTCTCGCAGTTCTGAGCGCGGCTATGACAAGTTCACCGACATCGCCCGCCACGCTTGGGATGTTATGCAGGCTGCGATCAATGCGCCAGAGCATATCCGAGTTTATATCCTAACGCACACAGAGACGGATGATTACGGCCTGAACGCCAAGATCAAAACGATTGGAAAAATGCTGGATGAAAAGATCTGCCTGGAGGGTCTATTCACTATCGTTTTGAAGACCATTAAAAATGATGACGGCTATTTTTTCGCAACTCAAAATGATGGTACTGATACAGTGAAATCACCGATCGATATGTTCAACTCAGAATTAATTGTGAACGATGTCGCAGAAATCGACCACACGATCTGCGAATATTACGGAATCAAGGAAGCAAAACAGGAGCAAGCAGAATGAAACTATACGAAATCACCGAACAACTACGCCAGTTGATGGCAATGGATGACGTTCCGCCAGAGCAGTTACAGGACACGCTCGACATGGTAAATGATGAGTTTGAAGCGAAAGCAGAAAACATCGCTATGTTGATCAGAGAGATGGTGCTTGATGCGGAAGGATACAAAGCAGAAATCGACCGATTATCAGATCGTAAAAAATCGATCGACAACAAAGTCGAGTCATTGAAAGATTACTTGCGCGTAAACATGCAAGCGGCTGACATGACGAAAATCAAAGGAAAGCTGTTTACTATTTCATTAGGCGCACCGACTGAAACGGTTTATGTGGCCGATGAAAAGTTATTGCCTGACAATTTGGTTTATATCAAGCGTGAACCGAACAAAACGGAAATAAAAGCGCAACTTAAATCAGGTGCCGATTTGGAAGGGTGCGCACTGGTGCAAGGTAAGGCACGGTTAACGATTAAGTAACTCTATTTTTTTTGCAAATCTACATTAATTTTAATTTAAGGAAATAAATAAATGGCCTCTTTCTGGACTAAATCAACCGGCGAAACAGTAAGCAAAACAACCGCAACTGCTGACTATCAAGCGCAAACAGACCTGCCACCAATTGCCGATAAAACAGTGGTACGAGCAGCAATCACGCAGATAAAATGGGACATGTTCACCAAGGATTCACCGGACGGGAAAACCAAAAACGGTGAGCGTTACATTAACGCCCGCTGGGATGTTATTGACGGCGAATACGCAAAGCGCGTGATCTTCCAGAAAATCAAAGTAGGTTCAGAAGGAGAAAAGACACGCGATAACGCGCTGGATATGCTGGCTGCAATTGACATGAACGCCAGCGGCGGAAAGATGATGACGCTTGGACGTGAGCCGTCCGACATGGAGCTGATGAGTATTCTGTCTAGCAAGCCAATGCACATCCGCTTGCGTGTTTGGACTAGCCAGGATAAGACGCAATCAGGAAACTGGATCGACTCCGTATCAAGCGCAAAAGGCGGCAAGAAGCCAGCATCTAACGCATCGACTGCGCCTATCGTTGCAGAACCATCGCCAACCGTACCGGAAGAAGATGAAGAATTAGACTTCTAGGAAACTGAAAATACAATAATAACAAAGCCCCTGTGTGGGGCTTTTTAATCGGAGTAAGCCGATGGAATGCCTACGCGCAAGATGGTATGAACACCGTAGTGTGAACGATTCAGAGCGTTTAAAGCAGATCAACGAGTTAAGCGCATGGCTTAAAAAGTACATGCTCGCGCATGTTGCTAAGTCGCATAAGATATTCAAAGCAGGCGCTGAACTTGTTGGTTATAAGCCGATCGATGGGATAGTGAAGCATAACGACACGTTTATGTTGTTATCTGTGCAGCCGGAAGAAAAGATAAACCACGGCGAGATATCGCGCATGATGCAGTTATCAGGCCAGCTATCCAAGCAAGGCAATGTGCTGCATGAATGCCTGTGTTTTTATCTAAAAGGCAGTGAGATCGTCAGTGAGATCGTGCCATACGATCAGTTTGCAGGGTTTCAAGAAGAAGACCATTTCAAGATAGTAGCTGGCGATGACCTGCCAGAAATTGACGCATGTAAAAATGAGTGCGCCGACTGCATCCATGCCGATCTGTGCAATGGCAACAACCTGCCTGCGGTGAATTGTGGATCATGCTGCAACGCTGGATCACCAGCCTGCGGATTATGCGCAAAAGAAAATATGCACATATTCCACCCTAATTTTTTAACAAATTCATGCTTTGAAATCGTCAATGTTGACGCCGAAAACATGGTCATTGAGTACGACAGTTTTTATTCAGTGAATAACAAGCTTCTGCGACTTAAAGACAAAAACAAGCCTTGTTTGACATCGCATGAGCTGAAATTAACATGGGCAAATGATATGAAGCTGGACGATCCATTCATTAAGTTGATGACGCGATTCAACGGCACAATAGACAGTTTGAGCAAGGATGCAGATCAATGAAGTTAACACCTAGATGGTATCAACAGGAAGCACACGACGCGGCGATAGCGTGGGTTAGAAAGTGTTACGATCCATGTTTACTTGAATGTCCAACCGGTTCCGGTAAGTCGATCATTGTCGCCATGATAGCCAAGACGATCCATGATATGAGCGGTAAAAAAATTCTGTGCCTTGCGCCAAGCTCTGAGCTGGTCATGCAGAACCGTGAAAAATATTTACTGATGGGTGAACCTGCATCCGTATTCTCTGCGAGCGCTGGCCGAAAGGAAACAAAAAACTTTGTCGTTTTTGGATCTCCACTAACGGTTGCCAATAATTTAAACAAGTTCGGCAGCCAGTACGCTGCTGTTATCATTGATGAAGCGCATGGGCTATCACCGACATTGCTAAACATCATCAACCACATGCGCTCGCAGAATCCGAAACTGCGCATAATCGGGTTATCAGCTACACCGTACCGCCTTAATACCGGCTACATTTATCAGCACCACTATAAAACAGGCGCACTGACCGAAGATGAAGCTGTCGATCCTTTTTTTACGGCGCTGGTTTACACCATTGATGCACGCATGTTGATCGCAGAAGGCTATTTGAGTCAGCCGATTTTTAGCGGTAATTTAGAAAATTACGACACGAGCGGACTGACGCTAAACCGCCTAGGGCAATTTAGCAGCGATAGCGTAGATCGTGCGTTTGTCGGGCAAGGGCGCAAGACTAGCAGAATTATTGCTGATGTCGTAGATCGGTCTGCGGATAAGAAAGGAGTAATGATATTTGCGGCTACCGTGCAGCACGCAAAAGAGATTATGGAATCGTTGCCCGTTGAGTTATCAGCGCTAGTCACTGGCGATACGAAAAAAGACGAACGGGCGCGAATAATCGATCGATTCAAAAAGCAGCAGATAAAATACATCGTCAATGTCGCCGTGCTCACAACTGGCTTTGATGCCCCGCACGTTGACCATATTGCCATCTTGCGTGCCACTGAGTCTGTGGCGTTGTTGCAGCAGATTATAGGCCGTGGATTGCGCGTTACCGACACGAAAAAAGAATGCTTGATAAGCGACTACGCACAAAACATCGAGCGCCACTGCCCACATGGTGACGTGTTCGATCCAGATATTAAGGCGTCACGAAAACATGAATCAGCGCCGATAAACGTGCCGTGCCCTATTTGCTCCAACGTGAACGCATTTGCACTACGCAAAAATGATGATGGTTTTGAGATCGACGCCGAAGGGTTTTTCATTGATGCAGCTGGAAACAGGATCGAGACAGTAGTAGAAGGCGTGTTCATGCCAGCGCATTACGGGCGGCGATGCCAAGGTTTCAAGGTATCGAAAGGCCATGCCGAGCAATGCAGTTATAAGTGGGCGTTTAAAACCTGTGAATCCTGCGGCCATGAAAACGACATCGCGGCGCGATATTGCGGGAAGTGTAAAGCTGAGCTTGTTGACCCAAATGAACGCCTGTTATTAGAAGCCATAAAACTAGAGAAAGATCCTTACCGTGTGCGTATGGCTAACGTGCAGATGTGGCGGTTTAAGCGTTGGCCCGGTAAAGATGGAAAGCCGGACAGCTTGCGTGTCGAGTACATGATCGACGAAAAACCATCGACACTGTTGGAGTGGTATCACCCTGAAAGCGCTAATACCTGGCTATTTAACCGCTGGCAGTCTTTCTGTGTGAAATCGTTTGGCGAGGCCTTGCCAGACTTGCAGTCTGCGCTAGATATGCAGCACGATGCAGCACAGCCAGAAAAGATCGCATTCAAGAAAAAAGCGAACAGCAAATATTTTGATATTGTCGGATTAGAATGGAGCAAAGAAGAATGAAATTTCCAGATGGGTTAAAAGTTTACGGCGATCAATTATTCCGTGGCGAATGCCCAACAGAAACAAGCGAGCAGGTAGCATTTTTTGCAGAACTAAAACGAAAATATCCGCACCTGCACGCCATTGCTATCCACCCTAAAAATGAAGGGAAACGCATGAAAGGCCAGTTTCAGCAGCTGGCAAAGGATAAAGCTATGGGCCTGAATGTCGGATCTGCTGACATTATTATTCCGGCTTCACCCGCGTTTGTTTGTGAGTTGAAACGAAAAGACCACACACAAAGCAAGTTTCAGCCTGGACAAGTTGAGTACCTTGAAAACTGCCAGAAGCTCGGAGCGTTTGTGTGTGTTGCCCTTGGTTATCAGGCGGCAATGCAGGCAATTGATTATTATTGCGATCTGCATCAAAGAAATAACCGCCAGCGCTGATATTATTAAGGTGCTGGAATTAATTGGAGTGCTATATATGCGTGTTACGGCAAGGCTTGAGAATTGGTGTGTTGACAACAAATCATGGTGCCTTATAGGGGAAATATATCGAGATACCGAAAATAGAGGGTGGGCTGACGGAACAAGAATAAAAACATCAAAAATGCAACCAATGTCCATGCAGCAATCAACGCCAAAAGAGGGGGTAGTTATTTTAACAATGAATAACTCATATCTTTTAGGAAAGAAGTTGGAGAACAATAAATGACAAAACCATTCTAAACGGAAGACTTTAGCGACATCAAAACACAGCCAATGGAAAAGCTAATCAAGCTGAGAGATCGCCGTAAACAGAACTGGATGGAAATGCAGAAAGCGGCTATTGAGGAATACGGTTTGCTTGATGAAGTGGAAAAGGAAATTGATCGAAGACTTGGGTTATTATGATTTTTCGAAGCACTTATAAGTGCTTCGAAGCCTGCATAAAGGCTTCGATCACGCAAAAAATAGCCCTCATTGAGAGGGCTTTAAAACAAGGAGTAAGCAAATGAAAAACAACCGGAGTGAAACAAGGAGAACAACATGAACTGAATTAATGTTAGTCCTTGTTTTGGTTTGCGTCAACTACAGTAAACGAGATTCAGAGATCCGGCGCTTGGTTAGGCCGGATAAAACTTTTCCGCCGCCCTTGTTCCACTTTAAAATTTCTTTCTTTGCGCCTTCCCAATCGTTAGCTAGTATCTTTTTTCTCAGCGTTGAGTTTTTCAGAGCTTTAATTCCTAGGTTAAACGCAAAGTCAGTGATAGCTCCCGCCTTTCGTCCGTCATCGATGTTTGTGCATAGTTTAATCACAGCCGGAAAGTAAACGGCTTCAAGCATCCAATCGAGCAGATCGAGTGCGCGATCTTTGGTTATCGGCGGATCTGTTAGTTGAACTCTGACGCCATTTTCATAAACCGTAGCACCAACACCAATGGTCGCCACGCCTGCAGGGCATAGGTACGGCTTTAAATATAACCCCTCATACAGCAAGCACAAATTTCGTGCTGTCACTATCGCTGCGTTGATATCCATTATTTACCACGCTTACCCAATGTGCGATCCGCAAAGAAAAACCCTAATACTGAGCTGATCAAGTCCATGAAAAACGCTGTAACAACTAACCCACCCTGGTAGAATGCAAATCCTAGCATGGCAAGACATAGCGTTGCAGTTAATGGGCGGATCATCTTGTTCCACGCGTCAACCCATGCGATACCACTTGGTTGTTCAGCCGCTTTGAATGCATCATAAAAACCTTGTGCGTCGATATTGGCAAGATCTGCAACTGATTTAACTTGCACCTCTTTGATCTGCAAATCAGCTTGCACTCGAAGCGCCTCCATGTTTCTCGAGTGCTCCTTGTCGTCCAGTTCGCCTTGCAAGCGCATCATCTCGATCTGCTGATTGTGCTCTTGTTTCTTTTCGATGAATGACGAAATCTCACCCCAGATCATGCGAAAAACCGACCCGCCCAAGAATGAAAACAATGCTGAAAACATAGCCATACTCCAGATTAAAATTTAGTCATCAGTAGTATAGCGCCAAATCGCAGGCACAAAAAAGCCGCACCAGGCGGCTTATCGTTACGCTGCAAAACACCGCATCAGTTTTAATGCCCTGGTAACTGGCGTATCCGGTATAACCAGGATGTTATTTTTAACGACTCGCACTCTTCGCTCCGCCCGTGTCGCTTTAACGCCATTTCTCCGGATGTGAAAGCGGATGGTATCCGGAACGACGCCAAACTCTTCAGCGATATTACGTACCGCTTCCCCGTTTTTAACCCGCTGGATAGCGTCCGCTATCTGGGATTCTGATAATTTGCATGCGCCATTAACTGCACGCTCTTTAATCAGCGATCTGACGTCATCACGGCCAGTCTCACGCATTTTACGCGTGATCGTATGACGAGATACATTATAGCGGTTTGCGATCTCTTGCAGCGTTGTGCCGGCGATGTAATCGTTAATGTCTTGCTCGGTTAAATCAACTCGTTTTTTCATTGTTTTACTCCTTGCTTTCAGTTTCTAAATAATACCTAAAACGATAACGCGTTTTATTGATTTAGATCACAGTTTTGTTAGCGGTGATGAATGATAATTGTCTCATTGAAACTGAAAAGGAGTAAGCAGAATGAAAAAAGAATACGATGTATACGACCACGCACAGCACATTTACGAAACTCGGCTAGATGATTTTTTTAATTATCTGGCAACGCAAGCAGATCTCTATGAGTCGCTGTGGTGCATGTTTGACGATGCGAAAGAGTACAAGCACTGCCAGCAAGTTGGGGTTTTCATCAAGCGTAACCAGTGGAAACAACATGTTTTCCGCATGTTGGATGCTGGCAATGCCCACGCCTGGTTATTGCTGACAGAGTGCGCTAAATCAGAACGCGAGTCGTCAGAGTGGGATCATGCAGCGAGTAAAGCCGATGATTTGCGTTAAACAGATCGCTGATTCCTATATTAATAGGCGAGAAATAAGTGACGATGACGCGCGAAACTTTGTAAAAATGATTGAGCACGGAATTAGCATTGATTGCGTGATTGAGATTATAGTTGGCCTTAGAGGAACAAACGTAAGCGACAGGAAGTCAGATAGTTACAGATCCATGGTTGTAAAAAAGCTAATTAGAAATGAAATCGTCCGTCAATCTGCTTTATTTTGTGCTTTGCTAGGAGTGAAACGAATTATGCTTGCTGAATTTAACGACGCCGAGTTTGATGAACTAAAAAGCGCCGAGCTGTGGCTACAGCTTCACGGTTACTCGAAGTTATCGCGCCACCAGTATCGTGACTGCATTCAAGCTTGGATCAAGAAAGAATTGGTAGCAAAGGTTCAATCGCTACCGTCCGGGAAATTTTTAGTGCAGGAGTTTAAGATTGTATGAACGAAGAAATGCGGAAAGAGTTTGAAGAGTGGATTATAAAATCAAACGCGACAGGACGAGTTCCAAATTTCATCATGAAAAGTGAAAATGGAACTTATATTGACCCACAAACATCGGATTTATGGCAAGCGTGGCAAGTTTTGTGGCAAGCATGGCAAGCATCACGCCAAGCTATGAAGCCAATTGAGTTTCCAGCTGAAATTGAACTTGATTTGATTGGTGATCAAGTCGCTCCAACGCATCAAAATTCATATGCGGAATGGTATAACGACGCATTAAGCGATTTGTTATTAAAAATAACAGAGCTTGGTTATAAGGTAGAAGTATGATTGTCGAAAACAAAAACGGTGACCGCTTCAGTCTGTTCCGCAGTCTAGATCTGCAAAAGCGCGTGATCCTGGTGATTGGGAAATTATCCCCTGTTGAGCCTGTAAAACAGATCGCGATTGCGTCAGGGTTTGATCCAGATCTGTGGCACGTGCATGGCTCAGCAGCAGTTAAAATCGATGATGTACTAAATTACTACGAGTTAACAAAAGTGTGATTTATATCAAGTATTGTAATTACAGAAGTGTTATTATTACTTCATCGAAACGAAACAACAAATCAACAAGCAAATGGAGTAAACAAAATGAAAACATTAGAAATCGGTAAAGATTATTCAGGTATTTTCGGAATCCCAGTTGGCTGTAAAATGATTTATAACGGCGGAAACTCTTGGACTGGCGTTAAACCTGACGGGAGCGAAAAAATGATGGAATCAGAAAAACAAACAAAATCAGCCATTGAGTACATTAATCGTCAATCATTTTCTGTTTCACCATAATCAACAATATACCCCGTCCGCAGAAATGCGGGCAAACAAGGAATAAACAAAATGATCACTGGAAAATTAGTTGATGCAGCAGGAAAGCCACGCGACCAATTTATCACTGGTTACGCGACAATTAACGAGGCTTATCTTGCACTGCAAGAGTCTTGGCCTGCTAAGCGTCTAAGCGTTAGCAATGCGCTGGTGTTAGCAGATCAAACCGGTTGCAGATTGATATTACAGGAGCGTAAGGCATGAATTTCACATATGAAGAACTTTCAAGGCTAAAATTTGCAGCACAGAAATTGCTCGAAGCTGTTCACCAGATAGAAGCGGTTAATATAACAACTGGAGGCAACGATATTTTAGTGCCTGAGTCTTTTCTCGAGGCGTTGCTTGATGATGTTGATTCATCAGCAAAAACAATCATGCAGGTTACTGCGATTAGTGGTGATGACAATGAGAAATATGTGGCCGTTAGCGTTGATCGTGTTGGTGATTGATGGTGTTTTAGGTTTCATGTTGTATGTTGTCAGTTAAAAGCCCCATTACGGGGCTTTATTTCCTTCTGATTCTGTCTTTCGCTTAACCCATGCTTGACCCAACGCCCTGACATACTGGCTACCAAACGCCCCTACCGTCCCGCCAATAAACAGATCCCAACCATCATACCCTAGCGCTTTGACGCCAGATCCGATAGTGAACGTAATAGCCCCGCAGAGTAACGCCTCTACTGCAATTCGGAAGAATTTATCCTCCTCTTTGTCGCGTACAATTCGCAACACGGCCATAATTATCGACATAAAAACCCCCCAAAGTGAACTATCTACCTCTTTCAGCCAGTTGATCATGTCCGTAACCTCTCAAGCAAAATTTTTGTTATATTATCATAGCTTTACTTAATCCGGCGCGCTTGCGTTGTCATATGCATACACCGCGTCCGTGTAGTTAACTGCTTCCACTGCAATATCAAATCGTCCAGACGGAGCAACCTTCGTCACTATTGCTGGATACCCATACTCAGTCGATGTACCGAATAGCAAGTGTGGCGGTTCTTGTGTGCCGTTAATAACAGGTAATGGCTCGGATCCGATGGTTGCCAGTAGGTAAAAATCACTTACTTTAGTGCATGGAAATGGCCCGGCAATTTGTCCGTTAGCCTTTCGCCATGAAACAACGTGTGCCGCGCCATCTTTCCATGTGAAGATTTCAGAAGATTGGATCAGTGCTTTGTCGGCACCTTGCGCCTGAATACTCAACATGATCGCAGATTGAGCATAGCTTGGGATATCATCGCCTAAAATCGCAGTGGAGAAATATTCAGAATTTAGTGCATCCATTTCTGTGCTGAATGCGTATTTCTTGCGGCGATACGCCTGAATGCAACGCTGTCGCATCCCTAGCTGATAGGCTTTATCGCGTGTCGTCACGCCATCAATAGTGATTTCATCCAGTTTGAATCCAGTATCAGTTGGCAGTAAGCATAAAACCGTTGCTTCTTCCCATGTCTCCTCGTCAACGTACGTCACGCGAATACCGTCCGACTCTTCCGGTGTGACGACTGAGAAGCTAGTTTTTAATATCTTGGTCATGTTTTGCGGCGTGTACATGTGCGCTGCTGACATATCACGCGGCTCGTCGCGCACTGGCTTGATCTTGCCTTGGCTTACCGTCATCTCAGCAAAGCCGACATTAAGCGCGGTATTGATTGCATCACGCACAACAACGTTGCTGTCGTAGATATACTTAAATGTGTCGCCACGTGCTTTCCAGATCGCATCAAGTCGGATCAATTCTGCAATGTCGATCTGCGAGTCGTCATATCCAACCGAATGCGCGATATAACGCACCACTGGCGCAATGTCATTGGTCGTATAAAGTGCAGTTGTGAACGCGCCATCTTGCACGATTTGTAGCTTGCGCTGCGGGATGACGTTGATTTTGTTTTCAGTCTGTGCAGCGATGGTATCCGAGCCGGTTAGCGTTAACGCCAATGTCGTTATGCCAGCGTAACTTGTTGGCGATGGAAGCAGCGATTTAAGCCCAAACCAGTTGATCGTATCCATCGAGTTTGTCGCGGTATCCTCTGCGCCGATGCGACGGACGCGCATCTCATAACGCCCGCTTGTCACTGAGATCTGATTTGTCCATCCGAGCTGGTCACGCGATGCACCTGCGATTGTGATCGCGCCATCGGTTATTGCCTCACTGCCGATAAGTCGATACTGATATTCTATCGTCCGGCTTCTTCCTTCTATCTCCCCGCTACCTGCGTCGATTATCCCAAATCCGTTCGGCGCTGTAATGTCCCACTCGATCAGCGTTGTCGCTTCGCCAAGTGGGCAAACAGGAAACCAGCCTAGCCAGCCACCAACCACGGATGATGCGTCTAGCTCGATGACTGCGTTTGAAATTGTTCCTTCGTTTTGGAAACCGATCCACGTTGTATCAGCGGTTGTGTTATCAAGCAAAAGACGGGTGAATGAGAAGCCTTTTAACACCTCAGTGGTGTCTACCGTCTCAGTAATAAACGCGTTGATCTCGTACAGTTGGCCTTCTTTTTGGATGTCACCAGTAAATGATCCGGCCGTCAAATTGGTGGCTGCAAACCAACCAGTGAGTGAAACGTTATCAATGATCCGTGTTTCCCATTTGTCTAGCGTCATTGAGTCTGGCGCAGGATCGACACCCGCGGTGTACGTTACTATTTTATAAGTACCGTTATTTGCTGATGCGCCTGAAATTATAATTGTGTCATTGACAGCAAGTGATAATTTACTGAATTCTCCAGTGACAGGATCGCGAACACCTGAACCTGCAGCCGTCACAGTAAACGGAATGTTTGGTGTGGTAATTTTTACTTTGCTGCCAACTTCCCAATCCGCGGGTGGTGAGCCGCTACCAATTGGTATTGTGATCTGCTCACCGGATATAACATACTGCGATCCGCTCATGTACCTCGTACCGTAAGCGCCAGCCTCAAGGCGCAACCCAGACGATGAATCGGTATAGCCAACTTCAGGCGCGTTATACCAGCAGCGGTGCGCCTGATGCCATGAGATATTAACACCAGGATCAAACAAGTTGTAATTTAAAAACCCGTCAAACGTTTCGAAATTCGTCTCACCGATGAACATTCTTTCAATCGGTAAATCGTAGTAACCAACCCCAACCGACAAAAGCACATCCATCGATTGCTCTTTGAGCCCTGAAAACCATTTCCTTGGCTGATTGAGATAGTCAGGATATCGGATATGTGTACCGAATAACTCTGGAACAACACCGAATAATTTCGGCTGATTCGCCGATGCTGATGCCGATGTGATCTCGCTGCCTTGCGTGCCGTAGTTGTTCGATCCACCAGCTCCGCGCCGCATTGTCATTGAGTACACAAGTGAGGCAGCTGAAATCGTAGCTGATGCGACAGTGATCCATGTCGCTATGGTCCAGCTTGCAGGATCTTGCGGCATGGCCCGCCACTCAACAAGATCTCTCGACTTGATACGCGTAATAGGCCAATATCTTTGATCGACCAAAACGCCGTTAATCAGCACGGTGAACGGCTGCCAGCTTGAAAGCGGATCGAACCCGTTGACGTTATCAATAATCCAATCGAGCAGCTTTCCTTCTGCCGAAACAATTTCAGATGCTTTTTCATCAAATGCAGATCGGTATATTGCGATTTTGCCCACGGTTATTCCTTGCAAAATTATTTGTCAATATAATACCGCACTTTTGTGTAACTGGCTTCAAAACGCTCAACCGGCACAATCCGAAACCCTGTTTTTGCGCCTATTTCCGCGATACAAAGCCGCCCGTCAATCTCGACAACGATCCCAACGTGGACGCACAACGACACGCGATAGCAAGCGGCGATAGCGCCAATCTGCAGATCATACTCTTTTAGGTGTCCCGATATCGTCTCTTTTGCGGCCTTGCTCAATGCACGTTTATCGTCTGCATTTATCCCGCCGTAAAGCGGTAATAACGGTAAACCGAACAATTCAACACGCAAACGCCTTACCAACGACCAGCAATTGAAAAAAGGCGGCTCTGAGGCCGCCAGCGGATGGTATTTAGCGTGATCGCGATACCAGGTTAAGTTATTCAAAGTATTTCAACCCCGGTGCAAATTCAGGCGTATATCGGAAGCGAGGCCAACCGACATTCAGCAAGTCAAAGTAACCAGCTTCAATGCCAACCGTGACGCCTTCTGAAGATCCACCGCGTAACGTCATCTTGATCGGGACGGTTGCAGGTGCTGATAAGTCATCGGCGTAAAACTCACGATAAATTACCGATGTTGGCTTTCCAGATTCAAGACATGCATCGATAAAACGTTGCGCCTCTCCGGTGACATTGCAGATCTGAAATTGCAGCGTCTGCTGCCCTGTTGCGTCCTTATTCGGTAACGACACTTCCCACGCTGACTGTATGAAAGTGACAGTTTCAGCAAGCTCAGTGGTTGCCGTTACGTCATTAAAAGATTGAGCAAGCCGGATCACTCCGGCAGCTTCGTTTTTGAATTCAAGCGTAGGAATTAAAACTTCCGCGCTTGGAGCAGATGCATATACAATGTTTAGAGTAGTCATATTTACGCCTTTTTGCACTCTTTTCTGTTTACCGACCTAGCCAGCGGCGAGTATGTGGTCACGACAGTATTAGATAAAAAGCCAATAGTGATTCAGATGCAATAATCAAATGGCAAGGTAAATAAGTTAAGCAATACTCAGAAGAAAAAGCCCCGTGATGGGGCTTTTTATTATATTATTGAATTTGTTACTGTTGTTATAGTGCCAGTACCTGAATCGTTCAGAATACCAACAACTAAAGATCTACCTCGATTACCAGTGACAACATTATTTGTGCATCCAGTTGCAACCTCAACCCCGTAAATAGCCTCTCCATATATTAAATTATTTAAAATTAAACATCTGCTTGTAGCAGCACTTAATTTAATCCCATGATAAGACGAACTACCATAAGAAGCATCACGGATCTCATTGTTGCATACATGACATGTAGTACAATTAGTTAACTCTATCCCATGTCGAATTGTTCTATATGTTTTATTTCCAGAAACTGAACCGAGTAACAACCCTGATATAAAAATACCATAAGAGCTTTCGATATGATTGTTATCAATTGTTGTCATGTTATTAACGGATGTCGCTTCGGTTAAACTAACAAAAATTGAATATGTGGTGCAGTTTTTGATGTAGTTATCGGATATCGTAATACCTTTGAAAATCATATTCGGATAATCTGGAGTGTTGTAAAATCTTACCCCAACATTACATGCATCAATCGAGTTATGAGTTATTTTATGGCCTGAGCATGACCGGTCACCGATAAATACACCATCCCAACATCCAAAAACTCTATTGAATTGAACGGAGCAATCCTGACATTGTTGCATGTCAATACCATTATTACCAAACTCAGTAACAATATTATGCATAACCTGCAAGGCGCTTTGATTCTGGCATGAGATGCCTTGCGAGTCAGCCTCAGCTAGTCCGTTATTTCCTCTGATGTAATTGTTCGTGATAACATTCAATTGAACAGCAGCATTTAACAACTCTTCTCTGACATAGATCCCCCATCGACATTGAGTCATATAGTTGTTATCAAAAGTACATCTGCTTGCCGCGTTTGAGTAAATAGAGCATCGGAAATTACCTACAGTGCTCGCTCCATTACCGCAATCTGTGATTATGTTATCTTTAATAATTACATCGCTGGCATTATTGACTACGGCAGACTGACCTGTATTTTTAATCTCACAATTAATTACAGATGAACCGGCAGCTGCGGCATCAATAATAATACCAAGGCTTAAATCTATGTCATTACCATTAAGATCAATTCTATCAATCACATGTCCATAACTATATATACGCGTCATTGTAATTGCTGACGTAGTAGTAAGTTTACCGTTGAAAAACCGTCTTTTACACGCACCGTTATAAATAACAGTTGACGCAATGTTATATGTTAAGCCAAGTAGATCAACATCGTTTGATAGTGTGGCTGCGAAACATGAATTTAATGATAAAGAATCGTTTGTGAGTCCATCCCCAATCGCGCCAAACATTAATGGGTTAATAATGTCTGCGTTAACACGCAACCAAACTGCGCCACCTGATGTTTTTATAATTGTTCCATTATTGTCTGTGTATGCGCTTCCGTTTGTAATCGCTCTGAATTCTCCTCCGCCTAGCCCAGTTCCAGCTGTATGTTGTTTTAGTGTAATTAATTGCCCGTCATAACCTGGTTCTATTGCTCTTAATGCTATAATATCAGGGCAAATACCTATAAGTTTCTGTCCATCGTAGGCATTTAACTCACCCCTCAACGTCAAATCTGTCCTATCAACCCACGCGCCAGCGCCAATTCCGCCAGATGTTGCTGGCGTTGCGCCGGCAGCTACGACTTTCGGAAACGTGCCTGCCCACGAATACTCGTGCCCGTTATATTCCAGCGTTTGACGCATATTTGTCAGCGTATAGCCTGTTGCAACATCACCAACTCGATAAAACGACCCTTTAGCAAGTCGGCCTTCAAAGCTGTCACGAGTTACTCCAAATCTGTCAACCCACGTTGCCGCGGTTGTGCCAAGTGCTGTGTCAAAATTCTCAGCGTTGTCTGACAGGTCTCTTGCGTCAGTTGAGCCGATTGGATTACCAGTGTTAAATGCCATCTATTAAATTCCTGTTATTAATAGTCTAAACCTATTGTAGCGCCATTTAAGCTGCAGGCCATAAATCATTTAATGCAACATCAATAATTGACGAATCAAAGACATACTGAGGAGAATAAACCCATGACGCGCCAAGCGTGTTTCGCTCTTTGATCTCAATAGTCGCAGACACAGTCCATTTGTCATATGCAATCAAAACAGGTCCTTCGTAAATACCGGTAAATCGGCATTCGTAATTGCCGGTAAACATCGGAGTCTTGAGCGGCAGAAAAAACCAGTCTGCACCGTCAGCGATGGAATATCTGAAAAACGCTTCAAATAGTTGCGCCTGCTGCTCAGTTAAAAACCACTGTACAGCCACACTCGACGGAACGGACGTGTAAACTCTGCGCTGTCTTGCACGTCCAGACACCATCTGTGTGCGTTGTAGTGGGCTAACATGTTGGATTGCATAGCCGGATTGCTCCGGCAGTGGTAGTTGTTCAGGCCACGATACTAATGACATTTGTTATGCCCCCACTCTTGATAGGCCGTATGTTCTTTCTAGCACTTGCGCCATGCTTCCCTCGCTGCGAATATCGGCAACAAAAACATTGATCTGCACTGACCCGTCATCGCTTGTTGATTGCTGCGTAGTTCCTTGCTGGCTTGTGTCGCTGGTTTCTTGCAGTGATACGTTAACTGTGACATTGCTTGAACCACCAACAGATACACCTTTGCCGCCAGATTTCGTGTGGTCAATAACCGTCTCTTGCGGGTGCATCATCGCCCAGAAACCACCCTTGCCATCCAACCCACCAGAGCGCGAACCGTTACCGGTATATCCGCCACCGTCAAAACTCGGTGAAGCTACTGACATTATATCTGAAACAAGGCTTCCGGTGGCCGCCACTACACCTGCTGCATAAATTGCCCCATTCGGCCAGCCTGCTTCCCATGCAGATGCAATACCGGTTTTAATGGCAAGAATGGCGCGTTGAATGCTAAACGCCTTCTGCACTGCGAACATGGTCTGATAAGCTGCTGACTGCTCGCCGACCATTTTTCGTAGGCTATCTGCGGCACTGGTAGCCATTGATTCGCCAGCCTGCAGTTGCAAGTTCATCATCGCTTCCTGTGCTGCTTTGTTGTTTTCTTCCTTTTTCTTCTCCAACGCTGCGATCTGCGAGTCATAAAACGCTGCGTTCTCAACCTCGGACGCTCTAAACCGCTTATAATCATCTATCCGCTGGCTATAAGCATCGTTCATCGCGGTTGTTTGCGTTTGAAGCTGCGCGATCTGGTTCTGCTCGTTAGTCTGCGATCCAGCGTCAAACGTTGGCAAATTAGCAAACGTTTGCTCTTGCAGTTTTTTGTCGATGCCAGCAACTACTATTTGCTGTTTTGGGCCTGTTAACTGCGTTTGCGCTTGCTGTTTTAGTTTCAACAATGCAGCCGATGAGCCGTTTAGATACTCAGCCCACTGGTCATCATTCAGTTTTTGCAGTCGGCGGTTTGCTTCATCGACTATCGCCTGTTTACCGAATTGATATTCGGACTCTTTTACCAATCCTTGTGAGTGGAATGATTCAAGTTTTAACAGTTGATCTGTTTGCCAGTTTTGGATCTGCTGCGCTTCTGTGGCGTTGAAGCGTGAAACCTCAGTGAGATATTCGGTAGCGTTTTTCTGCATTGTCGCCAGCTTGCTGGCTGCCGCGTCAGTTCCTTTCCCTGTTGCGGTTGCTGCTGATGTTGTTTTTCCGCCAGTTATCGGCGCCGATGACAGCGCGATCTTGTTTGCTTCTGCTCGTTTTTCAAATGCAGCACGAACCTCATCGGCCTTCTTTTTCATCTCATTTGATGCGCTAATGGCTGCTGTTCGCTCCGCCATGAAGCCGTCAATTGTGGCATCTCGCGCTTTGTTTATTCCATTTATTTTCTGCTGCACATAACTATCAATCTGCTCACCGTCACCCCAGTTTCTAGGATCAAGATAGAATGCGATCTGCTCACCATAAACGGCTGCTTTATCAACTAAAGACGCCAGCTCAACAACAATAACCTGTATCGCTGCCTTTACGTTGGCAGGAAATTGCCAGAACGCGTCGGATAGGAACTGCGCCGAGTCTCTCCCGTCTGCATCAACCGCTTTAAGACCAGCATCGAAAATATCAACAATGGAGCGCATAACTTCGGTAACGTCAGATCCGGCTGTTTTCCACTGCACTGCAAACGATTCCGCGTATTTTCCAATCTGGCCGGAAGCAAACGCATTGGTTAGATCTAAGAATGACGCCGCCACGTCGTCAATTGCTGCTGAAATTACAGAAGTAGAACTGGTGGCGTCGTTAACTGCATTAACAAGCTGTGAGAAGTTATTTGATAGCGCCTGCGTTGCTTGCCCGACTGTGCGGGGCATTTTTGATGCCATTTCGTCAGCTCTTGCGCTGCCAGACAAAAGAGCATTGGCAAAGTCTTGTGCTGACAACTTACCAGCCAGCATTTGGTTGCGCAGCTCCCCCATTGAGATACCCATTGATTTCGCAACCTCTTGCGCGATCATTGGTGTATTTTCAACGATGGAGTTAAATTCTTCTGCTCTGACAATGCCCCCAGCCATCGATTGCGATAACTGCATCATTGCATTAGACATTGCTTCAGGTGACGCGCCGGAAACGATACCGAGTTTGTTGATGGTGTCAGTTAATTGCAGTATCTGACCTTGCGTAGCGCCCATTGATTGCAATGATGACGCCATTCTAGTGTATAACTCTGAAACTGCGCCGATTGATGATCCAGAAGCATTAGCGATACTGTTTAACTGTGACATCACCGCAGTGGCTTCGGTTGCGCTTTTTGTGTAGAGATTTATCTTTGCATTAAGCATCGTCATCTTGTCGGCGATCTTGATGATCTCACCAACTGATGCTGCGCCAACGAAGGCCAGCATTGTTTTTGTGGCAGTCTTTACTGTGTCGTCTACTTTTTGCGCTGCGGACGAAAAAGAGGCGAGATCCTTCTCGCCAGACTTGAGTTTGCGCGTATCAATTTCAATGCCAAGCTGTGCAATGTCCGCCATGCGTCACCTCTTAAATTTTGAATTGTGCCCTGATTTTCTTTTCAATATCGTCAGGGTTTACTTTTATCTCTGCTTCAAGTGGCGATCTACACGATGCTACTTTAGACATTGCCCGCCAGCTTACATAGGTCTCAGACAGTGAACGGATTATCTCTAATTCATAGCCTGAAAAATCAACCTCAATTGCATCGCGCCACGCTTTGATCTCTTGCCAGGTTAAAGGACTGAACCCGTATTCTAAGCTCTGGCAAACGCCCAACTGATAAAGCGCATCAATGTATAGCCTTGTGCCTTTGATCTCTGGCGTCTTTCTTTTATCAGCTTTAACAAGTGCGCTTTTTCGCCGTGATGCTTTCCATTTGTCAGGCGTAGTATCTAACCACGCCTGATGAGCTATGTAGAGCCGCCAGCTTTCTACGCACTCGGCAAAAAATTTGCGCGATCACCTACGAAGCGGTCGATCTGCTCTCTCAACCACGAGTATTTAGTCAGCATCATCACAGCATTTTCATAGCTGAATTTGATCTCAGTTTCACCCTCGAAAATGCCAGTCCAGCCTAGGATGCACTTGGCGATCATGCTGATGTTGTCGGCATCTGCATCATATGTTTTTAGATCTTCCGCTGTACGCTCCATTGATGCGACAGATCGCTGTTTTGCGAGATTACGGAAAGTCTTTGAGTCAGTGCCGATCACAGTCACTGTAGCGCCTAACGCTTCACCTGTAAGCGGGTTTTTAACCTGCATCACTGCGCCCGCTTCCGCCTTGGTTGCAAAGTCTAATTTTGTAAAGTCGAAACTCATAAATCACCTATCTGTCAGTAAAATTATTCTGCCAGTATTGAAAGAACCTGCGAGCCGCTGACAGGCCAACCCGCAGGCTATCCGCTAGGATTTGTTAAACAGCGTCGTAAACGCGTGTTTTGTTAATAGCTACTGATGTCTCAGCACCAACTACATCATCGGCAGCACCGAAAACGATGTCGAACTTGGTAACCAAGCCTGAGTAGTAAATGATATCGCCAGATTTCAGCAGAATTTTAAAATGGTAATTGCTATCAGACAGCAGCGCTGACTGCATAACTACCTGGCCAGCGTCGACAGAATCAAAACCCAAGGTTAAATCCTGTGAGCCATTGTCCCGCGTACCTTTCAGTTTTTGCAGGTTACGGTCGCCGATTGGGTTGTGTTCTGTGATCGCATATTCAGATGCCAGCGTGCCCAAATCGGTGATCTCACCTACTTCTGCATATGTCAGTGCTGCATAGCCTGCGGCATCGTAAGTAGCCGGTGCGGTTGCGGTTGTTGATACGTAAAACTTGTTACCGGCATTAGTTGCAACGGTCATTTTGAGCGTCCTCTTTTAGTTGTCATGACGCCACAATGATAGCATAAAACTATTGATGTGTAGTTATTGAAAGGTTTTAACGATTGGATTGTTTACAGTGACTTGATTGCAGCATTAATCGCACGATTAAACTCCAATACCGTACCGCGCACCATGCTATCAAGCGTTTCGAGTTTTTGAATATAAGGCAGGTTATTCGACAAAATCCACCGATGCCCGTACATCTCCGATATTGCTTTGTTGCAATGGCTTAATGCAAATGGTATTGCCGAATGACCGCCACCCGCAAACTCGAAAACCTTTTCTTCTGCTGCATTGATTTCAGCGTGCCAATTCCCGCGCGCCCGACCAGTATCAACGCGGGTACGCGATATGACTTCGTTAGTCATTTGCAGCGCGACGGCACGTGTTACTTTCTCAGCGTCTCCGCCTACTTTTTTGACCCACTTGTCGAGATTTCGCAGTTGGTAGATGGTCATTTTTTAACCCTCTTAATTGACAGTCAAAAAATAAACCTCATAATAGAGAGTGCAAACATAACTATCATGAGGTTTTTATTATGAATGATTTAGTATCAGTTAGTAATGGTAAGGTTGTTGTGACGTCAAAGCAAGTGGCGGATGCTTTCGGGAAGATCCACCGGCATATCCTGCGCGACATTCGAGATCTAATATCTGAATCTGGAGAGTTTGGACAGTCCAGTTTTGGGCTGTCGTCATATAAGTCATTGCAAAACAAAGAGTTGCCTTGTTACGAAATGACACGAGACGGGTTCTCACTTCTAACGATGGGCTTTACTGGTAAGCAAGCCATTGAATGGAAAATAAAATACATCAACGCCTTTAATAAAATGGAAGCAGAGACCCTATCTAACCGAACGAAAGAGATCTCAGTCATGGACGAGCTTAACAAGGCTTATTTATTGATGGAGTCAGACAAAGAGAAAGCGAGTGTTTTCGGTAGTGGATTAAATGAGTGGAAGCAAATACGAAAAGAGCACATGGAAAGAGTGAATAAACTACAGGAAGACGTGCAAATGTTGCTGAACTTCAAGTAAAAAAAGGCGCACGGATGCGCCTATGCCAAGGCCCGATAGTAAATAGACATCCTGATAACAGAATAAGCGCCTTCGTTGTCAATTTTAACCAAGTTACAGCGCGTCACCTCAAAACCGGAATACATCCCGCGCTTGAAATGCTCACTCAATGATTCCGCTGTGGTCATTTCTGTAGATCCGCTATTTGCAGGAGTCAAGATCTCAATCTGGTAGAAGCCATGGTAATCGGTTACGCCGCCATATTCAATCGCCAAGTGATTCGGCTCAGCAGAATAGAACCCCTCTCGCAGATACTGCACGCCAGTTGGCGAATACGGCTGATTCAGATAAGCAATAGGCGGTTTATTCGCCAGTGTGTTTAAGTGGGCGCGCATGGCCTTGTAGATGGTTTGGTTCACGCTCAAGCCCTCAATTGCACATAGTAAATAACATCAACGCCGCTTTCTCGAATTGGCTCACAGTTCATCACGCGATAGTTTTTCGAGTCAAGCAAGCACAGCCAGCCGACAGCAGGACGCAATGCACCTGCGCTGCAAATCAGCTTAATGTCGCCGCGCAAGATGTTGGTTCCGTCAATTTCAGCATTGGAGTAGCTTTCAGGATAGCCGTAAGCGGTTTGCGTTCCGTTCGTTCCGCCCGAAATCAAATCGCCAGTGTCGTTGTCGTAAATCGGATCTACTGCATAGCTAAAAACAACCTGCTCGCCTGACTCTTGCAGCATCTCTATCGCGGAGGTAATGTCCGCTTGTGCGTCTGCTATGCTCATGCCCTACTCACCTTAAACTGCGTTGAACCATACCCATTCTGCACATATCCGCGCAACAGCATGGATAATTTCGGATACATGATGCTTTGCGGCCCAGATTCCGCGTATTTCGTCGTTAACGGGCCGACTGTTTTTTCAATCACGTTTTTACCGATTGATGCAGTTAAATCGCCACCTTTCATGTAAACCAGCGCCGCTTCGAGTTGCGCCTGCACAATCTTGTCCGGCACAACCGTGTCGCCGTCTCTAGGCCATTCCAGCGTTTGCAATGGATCTGTTTTCTCGCCGATAAACGGCTGCAACTCAAGCCAGTCAAGTGCCAGTTGCAGATTAACCGCACTGTCACCGCTTAAAACATAACCGCGCGCGATTGCATAAGCCGATAGCGCATCATCCGTTGTGTAACCCACTGTCACTGTCATTTGCCGCCCTCCGTTGTTTTATTAATTGTACGCTATGTCATCTGGATGCACAAAATGCACGCCGCATTTTACATAATCGACAATCACGTCATGCAAAACATCATTGATCGATACCGATATTTCATCTTGCCAGTGTATGTAATTTTTTACGCCGGTTGCAGATAGCGCATCACATGCAGCAACGATCAACGCGCCGCCGTCTAACGTGCACATTTTATCAGGATCTAATTCGACAAACATTTTTATTATCCCGTGATTTTCAGCAAAAAATAACCTGCCGAAGCGGGTAGTTAATTGTTAAAACTCAAGTAGCGATGCACTGAGACCCGTACCGCCAGTGATAGCGATGACGCCAACCAGGTAGGCTCGGATCGTATCGAGTGGGATCGCCACTTCCGCGCCCGCTGCGATCGCGCCAACGGAATAGCCAGTGCTGACATCAACGGAGCCGATACCCTGAACAGGATAAGTTGTTGCGCCTGCGCCGTCGATAACTGGCGTTAACGATCCGGCTGTACCGTTGCGCAAGATCAATATTTGCCCTTGACCAGCTTTATATGTAAACGTGTCAGATGCAGTCATTGTTGTCACTGTCACGGCTCGCTTTCCTGCGCCCTGCATTGATGTAGCCACAATTGTCGCCATTTTAGTTGTCCTCTATTGCCAAATTTTTACCGGAGGCTTTCCGGCACGATCCCATTCGATAGCATTGTAGCAGTGTTTTTCGCCGAAAACTTTATCTAGCAGCTTTTCTGCACGCAAAGCCCATCTTTTATTTAGCGTCGCAGCATAGCCGACTTCGCCGGATACTGTGTGATCTGGCCTGCCAAATATAACTGCCGAGCCCAATTGATCAAGCGAAAGTACAGCACAGTAAAGGCGATTAACGATAAGTTTTAACAGAGTCATAATCTTACAAGCCTCAACGTTTTTAATGTGCAGAACGGATCATGATCGATAAACACCTGCACTTTCGTCATATCAATGCCAGTAAATACTCCATCATTAAAGGCAGGGAAAACAACAAACTCTTTAACTTCATCTGGCAGCGCTGAAAAGTAATCAAGTATCTGTGATACAGCTTTTGTGCTTGCTACAGCATACCGCTCAGCACCGTAGCTTATTACTTTTTCAATGCTTGATGTTGGATTTCCATCTTCATCAACACCTTCAACATCATTGTCGGTTATAATTTCGACGGCAAAATCAGCTTGCTTAAATGTCTCTGCATCAGCATCTGACGTACCTAGCATCAGTGCAAGTTGATTGGCCTGCTGCATCAACTCAGCAGGCACAACTACGATTAAATCATGCGTCCAATCACTCATCTAATATACTCCTTATGCATCATCTGAACCCCACTCTGAAACCGGATACGAGGCGGAACGAAAGCCAACATTGTCGAACGAGTTGGTCCGTGCGTCGGCACAATTGGAGGCCCACACCCCGGCATTCGAACCGAGGTTCCAGGTCGCGCCAGAGCGCAAGCAAAGTTCATTGCGGATGTATTGGTAAAAATAATCCTGACCAAACAGATTGCTGCCGGACGTGGACATCCCAGCTGCAATCGGAATACCCAGTGAGCGTAAGACTGCGTTATTGCCAGTTAAGTCCGGACTCAGCGCCTGATTGGCGCTGTTACCCAGTTTTTGTGCAAAGCCGTTACTGGAGTAGGTTGTAGCAAATGCAGGCGTAAACGCATCCATATTGGCAGCCACACCGACACTGCCGAAATGGTCAGTGGATAAGCTATTGCCGCCGGTGAAGTTAGCCATCTGCGCTGACTCTTTAGCGACATAGAATGTACCGTAAGTTGCTGAGCCGCCAGATGTATAGGCGGTAAATGCGGTACCATCGACACCATTGAGCGTGATGGTGTTGGCATCAACTACGGTCGCAATGTAAATCTTGTCGTTGAGTTGCGTCATACCCGCAATGCTGGTAATCAACACCTCTTTACCTGTGGTCATACCGTGCGCGGTAATGGTCAACGCAACTGGGTTGGTTTGTGTCGCAGCGGTGATGGTTTTACTGGTTGCAATACAGGTGACGCCCTGCGAGACTTCCCACATCAGTCCGTTCAGGTCCGCGATGCCGCACGCCTGCCCGTTGTGCGTGGTTTTCGAAAATGGCACGCCTGAGCCTGTTTTGCCACAGTTGCTGTATCCATCTGAGGTGTAAGTTACGGCAGTGTCGTTGGTGTCTTTTAGTGCATTGTTGTTGCAGCCTTTGGGGAAATTACTGACCCCTGTTGCGTCATACCATGCACAGTTGGTTGTTGCTGTTGCCGCCTGTCCATGTGCTAATGACAGAAGGGCAAGAGCAGCATAGATAAAGCGGGATGCGACGAAGAAATTCGCACCACGGGTTTTTGCCGCCTGCCAGCATCCGCCGTACGTATTTGATGGCGCGCCAGTCAGCTCGGAAATCGGATTATGGTTTGCGGCGGTTGAAAGTGGATTGCCGTTTTTAATGGATGACGCGATACCACCATTATTGCTGCACATGTACTTATCTATAAACAGCACTGGTTTATGTTGGTTTCCATCAATAAACATGCGGTTTATTGCATATCCAGCTGCATTTGCAATTGCTTCTGATGCAAAGTAATTTCTAGGTTTGATATCAACTGAGTTGACTCCATACTGTGCATAAGTCGGGTTATCAATATGTCCATAGCGCTCCCAGAATTGCGGAATGCAGACCTGAACAGAGCCATCAGAATATTGATAGTTGCCGTAATTGTCATCTCCAGTTAACTCTGTATAACCAGATGGCGCGCGTGACACACGACCAACACCAAAAAATGCTTCGCCAGGTACGCCGATGGAATCAACAGCAGTGATAGGGTCGTAAATCGGCACGTTAACTTTTCTGCCCAGATATTTCTCACACTGCTGCCGTTGTGTATCATTTAAAGCAGACTTGACAACGATCAACCCAAACAAGTTCATCTTCATAAACATGCTGTTTGTTGTGCTGATCGAAGCCCCTATCGTCGTGTTGTTTAACGTCAACGATCCTGATCGCGTGTAATTATCATAACCAGACAACACACCTTCTTTATAGATGTTGATGTTTTGCCCGTTATCGATGATTGATCTAACGGTTTTAGTGCGCAGCCCAGATGTTGTGCCGTTTGTATCTTTTACTGTCGTGCCAGCATCATTAATAATCAAAGCATCGATCCCATCGCTCGCCACTCTGCGCGATGGGATGTACTGCTGCGTTGCGACAGTGCTATTGCGCTCTGAGATCAAAGCAGCGTTTGTTGTTTGATTCTGTGAATCAATAGCGGCGACGATTGAGCAGGCGCCACCGGCGTAAAGACCAAGATATGGAATATTTAGGTAGTCATCAATGCCATCAAATGACAGCGCGTATAAGCCGTTGATTTGCACAAGAGTAGGGCGAGCCGCAGTGATTGGCTGCGTAGCGTGGTTGCCGTTTCCCGAAATATCTAAAACCTTACCGACCGGTTGGCCGGCGGCAGTGACTGGGATCGTGCCTGCTGCGTCTTGGTAGAGCGTTGATAGGTCTTGGATGTTATAAATAAGACCGTTATTTGCAGCTACTATCGATCTCGCTGATGCGCGATTATTAAACGGGGCCTGTTCGAGATTATAAAATCTGCTCATTGCATCACTCCGTGTAAGTGATCAAGCCGGTAATTTTTCGAGTTTTAGCGTATAAAGATTCACCAGCTGATAACTCCCACCAGCGGGATACATCTCGACGCAAAACATGGCCGCGAAATGTTGCCGCCGGCAACGATGTTGCAGCTGCATATTCAACAATATCACCAGTGGTGTTTTCTAAAAACCCGTACGCAACAGCAGAAACTAGCGTGTAGCCCGTTGGATTAAGTTGCAGATTCTTTGTCGTCATGATCAGCTCCTATCGCTGTTCCCATATGATTTCTGTGTGACCGCTAGTAGCTTCGTTAGTCACAATTGGATTGTAGACGTACCACAAAACTGTTCCGGCTGGCCACCCGATGCGGATTTCAGATGCGGAGTATTCAGCCGCTTTTTGAGCTGTTGCGCCCGATGTAACGAGCGCAGATCCAGCAATTGGCTTGCTCGTTGCGCTAAAAATGGCAGTACCAATTGCACGCTGAAAAGTAATTTCTGGCGCAGGATGCGTTTCATAAATATCAGAGACAATCCGATTCATGAATTTCACATTACCCGTTGCCACAAGAGTTCCGGTAAATGTCACGCCGACATCTTCATAAACTAACAACTCGCGTCCGCCAGTCCAGATCTCGTTCGAACGGTTAAACAAAATCGAATCTCGACCAACGGTGACTTTATACACAAGTTGTTGAGTTGACGGAACGCTGAGAAATTGATCAAAAAACCCGAATTGAAAATTCTTCTCGAATGACGTCTGCTGTGGATCGACAGCAATACGGCGAATAGACTCTCGATCATCAGTGAGTATGTCAGACGGTAATCCGGTTAAGCTAAAGCTTTTGCTCATGATGATTACTCGCGATCGATCATATCGACATCATCAATCTGCATTGACTTCTGGCTCGCCAGATTCTGAAAGTACCGATGCCTCCGCACTTTCTGCAACCTCAGAAACTCCGTGTTTATCAGTCTTTGCACGCGTTCTTTTTCGCTCGGATTGTCCTGCAACTCGTTGTTCTGATTGTTGTCTTGCGGCATATTGTCGCCCCCGTAATTCTGCTTGCTGCTCTAGCGTCAGAATGACGCCACCTTCAAAACCATCATTATTCAGCGCCATTTTTCACCCATAAAAAAGCCCCATCACTGGGGCTAATCTTAACACGCAATTATCAGTTATGCACAAAGAATGCAAGCTTGATATTTTCGCGATTGAAAACGCGTTCCCAGTTTGCAGCTAGCGCCACCTCTGCTACGGTTGGCGACAGGCCAGCTACACTGGACTCAGTCCATTTATAACCCTCTGGGTGGATGATCCACTGTTTACGTTCCACCAGTGTTTCAACGCCTGCACCGTTGCCGGCCAGCTCATCGTATTCGGTAGCAACTGGACGAGCGGGTAAGGCCATACCGTAACCGATAGCGCCTGCACCATACAGCACAGAAACGTAACGCGAGCCTGAAGTGGTACCGGCGATGACGGGCAGTTTTTTGTCTACGAAGACGCGCTTGCCGTTGTACGTTGGGATCAAGATGCCGGTTTCAGTGTCCTGAATGAAATCAATTTCCTGATTTTTACGCATCTGCGCCATAGTGTGAGGATGCACGCCAAGCATAGCCAGTTGGTCGTCTGACTCACCCATGGTTGCAATCGCATCAACAAAACCGCCGAAGTTAAACAGGTTTGCAGATGTCGCGTTTGCGCCATCTTGCGTGGAGATATCAAACGTCATGTCGCCGGAGTTAGCAGCGATGTTATCCAGATAAATACCAAGCACTGTTTTTTGGATGCGGTCTGCAAAACGCTGATCCCAGTATGCCGCAGTGCGAGTTGCGATTTGGCGCATTGGGTCTTCTGTGCCCATCACGGCACCGACCAGGTTTGCAGTCTGCCAAGCCTTGTTAAGATGCGCACGACGAGCGACCATTTTGCCGGTGGTGATTTTATCCGGAGTTGCGTACACAGCTGGGTCGTCGCTGGAGATATTTTCACTGGTTGCATCCAGATCTTTCCAGTATGGGACTGTTGTAATGTCGCCATCTCCGGTTGCTCGCTGCTGCAATTGGGTGTTAGTTACTGCAACGCCTGACGCAATAAACGCGTTTTTGTCTGTGCGGGTTTCCTGCACATAGGACATATAAACATCTGGATCAAACTGCACATCAGATAAGCGTACGGTGCTCATAAGTTAACCTCTAAAGTCTAAGTAGTTTTTTAAAGGCTTCTGGGTCTCGCTTTTTAAACTCGACGCGTTCAGCCTGTGTCATTTCAGATAGTTTTTTTGCGCCACCGACGCCTTTACTTCCAGCAGACCCACCGCCGGACGCTCCGCTACTCTTGACAAGTCGCGGATATTGCTTAGCTAATGTTTCACGTAACGTTTCTTCATCAACCGGCACCCCGCCGATCTCAAATTTTTCTTTGCCGTTTTCGATGTCAATATAATCACGCGCTTCACGCATTAACAGTTTGATTGATGCGTCATCAACGCCAATCGACGATGCTACGCGCAACGCTGCATTATTGATCTTTTCTTTCTTGGTGGTCAGCTTTTCTGCTTCCCACTCATCCTTTAGTCGTGCGCGCTCTGTCTTTTCGCGCTCGTACAGCTCTTTGAATTCATTCTTTTCTCGCAGTCGCTCTTCTTCAGCTTCTACTTTCTCGCGCTCAAGCTGTTCGGCTCGCGCCTTGGCTGCTTTACGCTCTTCACGTTCACGCTGTAACGCGCCTTTCAGCTCATCGGCTGGATCAATACCTGATACATCTAGGCGGAATTTTTCGCCGTGTGGTTTATACAGCGATTTAACGGATTCTTCCAACCCGTCCAGTGAGTCAATCTCAAAAACTAAAGCCATTTGATACCCCGTATCATAGATAAACTGGCACCGCCAGCGCTGTGAGTATAATAGCCCAAACCTATTGATAATGGAAAGTTTAATTGATAAATACTATTGACATTGAGCAGATAAAGAAAAACCCGCCGGAGCGGGTTAGTTTGTATGTTCGCTTTCAACGAGTTTTATCAGTTTATTGATGTACGCTAACGGCAAGGCTTGCGTAGATGCACCATAAGCGATCTTTTTAGATCTAATTCCTTTGAACCTTTTAAACATCTCAATACAGGCGCGTCGCACAGCTGTGTTAGGTTTTTCCATGTTCATTTCAGCTGTCAATAAACAGGTGGTTAGCATCTCGCGGAACTCTTCCGATTCGATGCGTTGCATTTCCGTTGTACCTTCTGGGTAACTGATTGGCGAGGATAGGTTCATCTTTGCTGCTCCTTATAATGTAATGCTATCAAGCGTTTTCAGATAGCTCAGATCTATCTCTGCCCCATTTCCATCAACAAAATCAGCGCCTGAAATCTTGCCGGCTTTCCACGCCTCGTATTTGTAGTGGCCGCCTGAGAACTTATAGAAAAACTCCTCTTGGAATTTCACTGATTGATTTTTCAGGAACTGGTCGAAAGTGGTATCTACATCAATTTTCTCAACGCCATTATCTCCACGTGATGATTTTAATCCTTTGATACCCGGCACGGCATAGCGCGGATCAACAACCCCAACCCTGACACTGCGACAGCTGAAATGTAACGGTGGCTGTGGACCTTCGCCTATTTTGTAGATCTCATTTTTAGATCCAAGCCCATAGCATGTGGCGCTAGTGCGAGAGTCTAGCGTCACGATTAATCGCTCACCAATCAGGACGTCAGAGTTAGCTTCGTTAACAGCTCGCCGCGCCTCACTTCCTGCAAGATTAAACGCCGTCCTAACAATCGTCCTTGCATCTCGCTTATTAACACCGTCAGCAATGCGCATGATGTCGCGCACCACTTGATCCAAGCTTTTACCTTCGATGATTCCGGCGCGGATACGATTTTCTATCGTCTTTGGTTTACTTCCAAGCGTTTCCACCATCTCGCTGATCGTCAGTCGTTGAACTTTCTTACCGCTGATCAACTCAGACTTTGCAGCAGTGACTGCCGCCCCCACCTGCTCAACCGCCGGCAGGGTTAATTCTGTTGTCACAGCATTACCCAGCATCCGATATTGAAAGTCTGTTTCGTACTCCGCGAAGTCGTTCAACTCAAGGTTTAACTGCTTGCCAAACTCCGCATTAGCCTCATCGAACAGCGCCTGAATATCAGCAGACAAAGCGGTTAAGCGGTGCATTTGAAAGTCAGTTGGGTTCTCAGACAGTCGCGCCTTTACGTCCTTTTGCAGTTGCTCAAGAATAGGTTTCAGCTTGTTGAAAGCGCCACCTGATAGCCGTTGCAACATGATTTGGTGACGGGTTGAAGCGTCGATCAGGTATTCATTGGCGCTCATTTGTTTAAATTCCTTTTTTCAGCCTCTTGTTTATGTCGATCTTTTAGTTCAATTGAATATTTGTTTTTCTGATAAGCAAACATTCTACCATCCGCAAAATATCCTTTTTCAAGTGTAAAATCAGGCTTATCACAATCAAAAAGCGTTCCGTCAGGCGTAAATCCAACAGCGTTCTCAACCCAATCTATAGCCATCCATCCGGTTTCTGGTTTTTCTTTTACTTTCTTCCCGCCAAGTGCCTCGGCAATGATTCTTTCATCAAATGGATCGCAACTTCTTTCAAAATACTCACACATAAAAAACGGAGGTGGTGTTTTTTCGTCTGTTCTATAGCTCATTTGTTCTGCTCCGGCGAGGACGGTAACTCAAACCAAGAAACAAAATTCTGCGGCCACCTTCTGATAACATAGTCTTGAACTATTGTTTTCTTGCCTTGCCCGTCATAATTCCCGCCTTCGTATTTTTTAAGGCAAGTAGCAGCTACCTGGTATGGTTTGCTGTGTTCTTCCGGCAACCGATCACTAACCGGAATCCATTCCGGCACAGTCTGCGCTTTGGTGGCTTTCTGCAACCTTTCGATTATTTTTGATTGTTGGTGCGCCATGTCTGCCAAGGTTTCTTTTTCAAAACCAAGAAGCCAGTTTATTTTTTTCTGGTCGGCGTTTAACTCTTCTCGCTGTGTCATTGTCTTACTCCTTAACCGGCACAGGAAGTTCGCCGGATAGTAGTGCGTCATAGATACTGGTTAGTGTGCTGGTGTATTCAAGGTTTTTTAAAGTTTTAGCGGCTTTAGCACACCACTCTTCCCGCAACCGCGCCGCTTTTTCTTCTGGTGCTTCGATTGGTTTGCATTCATCAATATCAAAACCGCAATAACTATCTCCAACTACCGCAAGAATGGTGTTGTTAAGAATTCGGACACACTCCCACACATAACCTCTCGCTTTAAACTCAGCTCCAACCTCCGGCAACCGCCCAGCTTCCTGGTCTTCCACTGTCCAGCGCTTAGGCTCTGCGATGATGCGGCGCATGGCCACTATAACAGTACCATCTGGTATTTTACCTCTAGCGCTAAGTTCCGACAGTTCATCCAGAGTTACAAAGTTTTGGCCCAACAAGTCATGCCACAGCCTCACCTCAACAAACTTGTTAAGTTGATCCTTAAACTTATCTTGATCTCCGAGTAACGCTTCATATTTAATTTCCATTTTGCTTCTCCTTGTTTATCATTTTCTTGACGTCAGGAATATGCTCTCACAAATTCACTGGTTAAAAGTTTATTTCTGTCAAACTTCAATACCTTTCATTGCGCACTTCACGCAAACGCCATTCCAGCCAATAAACTCTGATTCTGGCGTGAAGTCTTTGAATGTTTCGCCGCAATGCTGGCAAGTGAAGCCGCTCGTTTCTTTATCATAAAGCGCACTAATTGCCGCCTCGATCGCTGCCTTCTTGCTGCCGTGAATGCCTGCTAGATAATCGAGCTTTTGCAGGATTTCTTCCGTCGTGTAGACGATGGGTAGGCGCGGTGTATTGCGCCTTTTTTCGTAGGATTTAGTTGTCATTCTTGCAGCTCCTTATTGACAAGCTGTTATCTTTCTTGCCATTTATCAAATCCGTGCTTAACTGCAACCTGCTCGTATCCGTAATCAGTTAGCTCAGCGACCTCTAATTTACCGCCAGCGGCAATACCAAATTCTTTTGTTGCCAGCGCTTTTGCGCCACTTAATGTTTTAGCGTTAGTTTTCTGCCAGTGACTGCTTGTGTTACTGCCGATGTAGAATGCTTTCATTTTATTTGCTCCGGTTGTTTATTTGCTGCCTTGTTTGTATGTGTTAATAATAGTACTTACAGATTGTAATTACAAGTGATATTTATAAAAAAGCCGCAATAAATGCGGCCTGTGTCACGAATTAAATGGTATCAGTCTCAATATCGGCGTCAATGACATCGTCAGTACGACTTGGATCTAGCTTAATGCGGCCAGTTCGCAGCATGTATCGCATATCCTTGACAGCAATGGCCCCGCTATCCTTGATCGTGACAATTGCTCCAGCCTCTTGAGCTGATAGAGTAGTGTCGTAGTAGTCACGATTCATCGTGTAACTGACTAATTCCGAATCAATAGCCTTGTACTCAGCGCAAGCCTTTAGTGCTGCATTGACAACTGAATCCCACAGAGACACAACCATGTCGAGCGCGGACGTCTGCGAGCTGGCATTAATGCGCGCCTCTTCTGCCGTCTTCTCTCCGCCCTCAGTCATGAGTTTTGCGCCCATTGATTCCATTTGCTTTTGCAGGTCGTCAAGGGCTTTATTTAAGCTGCTTGATTCAGGCGCGCTAGTGGTTTCAAAACCGCCGCTCTCGCCTAGGAAGTGACCTTTCGTTGCTCCGACTTTGATGCCGTCAGGGTTTGCGGTCTGGAACTGCTCCCAACTCATTGACGTGCGAATACCTAGCGTTTGCTGTCCGTGAGTGTGTAAATTCTCCCGGTAATCTGCCGATACCTGGTAATGAGCCAGGTTGACAACAGCAATATCCATCAGCGGAATTTGATCTAAATCAGCAACAAAAAATGGAATGTAATTAAATGGAATCCCAACGCCCCTGGCCGTGCTGGATGGCTTTTTAGGGATGTACTCTTGCGTTAAAGCCTTGCCAGCTTCATCATAAAGCGCCTGGGTGTAGACGTAATCTCCGAACGCACCGCCGAAAATCTCACTTGCTTCACCTGGTGACCGCAACCGCAAGACTCGATAGGTTTTTTTCAACTCATGGCTAAACTCATCGATCGGCACTTTCGCGTATTCAACTAGCTTGACCATCGTTAGCATTTCACGCCCGAAAATAAGCTCATGCGACCAGTTGTCTAATGCCTCCGCTGTGTATTCAGCCGCATAAGGCATTAAGTTTAATCGCGCTTCTTGCTCTGCTGTCATGCCATCTTCAACCGATGGATAGTCAACCAGGATACAATGCCGCCCAGCCTGTAAAAGATTACTAACGCCGGATTTATTCACGCGCTCGATGCCATTGCCTGCGCCGTCAAAGTTATCAACAAGTGGCAATAGCGCATCAGGAAGCTCATACGATGCTGGCTTACGGAATCCAGCGCCTACCATATCTCGCAGCGTCTTGTTAGTAACGCCAAAGAAGTACGCCCGCTTCAAATACGCTTCATAACGCTCCGGTTCTTCTTTAGCAAAAGCAGCAGGCAGGTAGATCTCGCCTTTATCCTTCACCGTCATTTCATCTGAGCACATATCACGCACAAATCGAACGCGCCGGATCTTCTGCTCGTACTCTGGATGAACGCTTGTAATTGGCATGATTTATTTCCTTACCATGAGAATTTTATTTTGACGTCTGATATTGGTTTGCGAATTGGGAATTCAGAATGAACCAAATACCCTAATGCATCCGTAATGTGGTCTAAGCCTGAATCCTTATCTGGTGCGCCCGTCTTCTCTTTGTAAACAAGGCCATCGAGTGATTTTATCATATCCTTGCATTTCTTAGACACAAACAACCTGCGCTGACCATTTGCATTCTGTAGCATGGCCTGAACCTCGTTTATACGGTCAGCAACAGGGGGATGCGCGCGCGGAGCGATCACGTTAAACCCGTTTTGCTCAAGGATAGCAAAATCAGTAACCCCGCCTGCTGCGCTCGTCTTTCTCGCCCTACCCGATGGATCTGGATAAACCCTAATTTTGTGCTTCGGATATCTTCTTTTTATCTCTGCGCTCAGCTCTGTTGTGTTTGAGTTTGGCAGTATGATTTCATCCAGCAAAAACAACTGATCGGCAGATTTAACCCCAACAATAGCCGACATTGGGTTAACGTTAAAGTCGATCCCAATATACAAATCAGGGAAATCATTGATGTCTAGGTCTGACTCGGCAACGTTTTGCATCCTGTCAAAGTTACTGTAGACGCGATTCGACAACGTTTCAAAGCTGGCTAAATACTCCTGATTGAACGTCTTGATCGGCAGCTCGCGCTTTGCGGCCTCAATCTCTTCATCCGTAACGTTTCCGCCGTCTGCTGTTGTGAACTGAAACGCCTCCCAGTTTGGATCTTCTCCGCTTAGAGCGTAATCGTATCTTTCCTTAAACCAGTTCCACCCTGACGGCGATGATATAAAAAGAACTGGCGCCTGTTGATCAGATGTGGATGGCCTGACAACCTCTGTCCAAACCTCTTGCGCCATGAATGCCGCCTCATCAATCACGGCTCCAGCTAGACTAACACCGCGCAAACTGTCCCTGTTCTCTGCTCCTTTTAACTGGATAATGGAACCATTATCAAACTCGACAAACAACTCAGATTCGTTTTTATTTGAAAAATGATCGCCACCTAGCTCTTTTAATTTTCGCCATGCGATCGATTTTGCCATCACATAAGATGGGGCTATGTAGTAATAAATGCCTTTCTTAGTGCATGCCTGAGCCAATAACCACGCCAATGCTACATATGTCTTTCCGAAATCGGCGGCCTGTTACGGCAATACGGAATCGAGCTCCGCTCCTCCATATCTTTGATTGAGCTTTTGTTAGTTTTATCTCACTCACTTGAATATCTCCATTTATGGCCGCAACATCTGGTTCCTTTTGTCGCGGCAGCCTGTACTGCTCCACTTGTGACCCCGTGCGCTTGTCCGGCTATTACACATGACTCATAACTAGTAATAACGGACATATCATCCGATAGTTTTTCAACTCTCTTTTTTGCTCCGTTGTTCTTTCTTGATGACAGATCTTTTGGTTTCTTGCCGATCAAATAATCTTCTCTATACATCCACTGAAACCCATTGTGAGATTTTCTTTTTCCGTTGCATGAGAGTGATATTTTTGAGTCTTGAGATCCAGTTTTCCTGCATGCCTCGTTTACAGATATAAACTCATTCAAATAAACACCACTCATAGAGAACTGAACAACAGGCCTATGATCTCCGCAAGCTCCTTTTGCCCACCCTGTGTTTTCATGTTCTCTATTTCTTCCTGCCTCCCATGCGTGCTCCATGTTTTCAGCAAAAGTGACCAGTCTAATGTTATCTTTCGTGTAGCCAATATAATCATTGAGTCGGTCAATGCTCGGTGACATCATCACATCATAACCAGACGCCACATAACCATCATAAATGTCGTCAAAATCAGGATGATTCATTATGTAGTCACGCAACCACTCGCGATCATAATCAGGCTGAGACATCCCCCTCTGTTTAGATCTGTGGTTGAGCTTGTGCCACAACCTTGTTATCACGCCTTCTTTGCTTCGATTCCATTTTATGGTCATCTTGTAAGCGCAAGATTTGCAGTAACGCCTTAACCCATCATCATTCCTTGCGTCCCTTGGGAATTCCGACTTGCTTTTTTCGCTTCCGCACTTTGGGCATACCTTCATATGATCATCCGGTTGTGAGTAACAGAATAATTATACTAGTATTATGTGGACGGGTCTACGATTATCACTAAAGGATCTTTATTTGTTTCAACCTGACCGCTATGCTCGATTGCTTTGCGCTTAGGTGCAACGTACTGCGCTAATTCTTTGTATGAGTCTTTAGCTAACACCAGATCGCCGGAATCGTGCGCCTCTTTTGCAATCATAGCCAACCCCTCAATAGGGTGTTTGCAACCAGTTGCAAGAATCATGTCCAGCAGCTCTTGCTTGTCCTTGTTTGGAGTTCCTTTTGGTCTACCGCCTGATTTTGGATAACCTTTAGGTCTGCCCATCTTTTTCGGTTCTGTCATAATTTCTGTCTTCTAATTCTTTGGAAAGTCAACATAATTCTATCACGCCAGATAAAAATAAACCCGCATTAAGCGGGTTTTTGTGTTTCAAAACGGCTATTGATAGTTATCCGCTGCTTCGAGTTGTGAGAAATATTTCTCTGATGCGATGATGAACTCCCGCACAATGTCAGATCTCACGATGTCATCTTGATCGTACCGCACAATTGCAACGCTCGGCATGATGTCGAAAATATCCATGATATCGTACCAACACGTGACGTCTTTACGGCTAGTCAGCATGTCCTGCTTATCGTCGCCACACATGATCATCTTGGAGTTTTCGCCCATGCGAGTGACCAGCATTGATATCTCACCAAGATTCATGTTCTGGATCTCGTCAGCCACAATCCGGCAATTATCGAAAGTATGACCCTGCAAAAAGCTGCTGCACGTTGCCACCAATTTGCCTGACTTTGTTAGCAGCTCAAACGCATCGCCACTCCCGAACATATCATTGACTAACGACTGTGCCACCGCTACAAACGGTGCAAACTTTTCAGCAATTTGACCCGGTAGAAAACCTGTCTCTCTCGCTGAAACCACGTTGCGCAAAAACATCACTCGCTCACAGTCGCCCGCCACCAGGTCGCGTAATGCCAACTGCAATCCCCATGCTGTTTTCCCTGTACCTGCGCTTCCCGCCTGCACGATGATGGATTGCGGTTTCTCGTCGTAAAGCTCTTTTGTGAGCGCCTGTTTTTCTGTGAGCGGTTGCCACTGTGTGAAGGATTGATAAAGCGATTTATCTTGGTGAGGCTTTGTTGCGAGTCTGACCACCTTGTCATCGTTGCGTGATTGCTTTGCCTTTCTGTTTGCGTGTCGTTCGTTCATCGTGCACCCCGTGCATGGGAAATGAAGAGGAACCAAGCGCCTCACGGCGAGTTGATAAGCTTACATTACGACTTGTTACGTTCAAACTCAATCAACATATCAATGCAATGCTTCGCCTTTTCTAAGTCTTCGATGCCGTTCTTGTCGCGGAATCGAGTTACATACTTGATGATCGTATGCTGCAATGGGTCGAGCTTGTTTTCCATGCTGTATCGCATCGGCTGGATAGCGAGTTTCGTGTAGTGGTACCCGCCCACTTGCGTGTCTGTTGCTTTGGTGTCTTGCTGAATCGGTTTAGTTTCTTCTGTGTGCGATTCTTGGTATGTTGGTAGTGTGGTTGTATTGGATACTGCGTTGTTGCGCTCATTCCATCGTTTTACAAACTCGTCGCGGGTGACGATTGTTTTATGTTGACAGCGACTTATCTCGCTTGTTGTGAGGATGTTTACAAACCCGCTCGCATCTTCATCGATAACATATTTCTCATATCGAGGCAGATCTGTAAAAGCATACACCTCACCCGTGTCCACTTGTGCAGCAAAAAGCAAATTTTCAGGCCAATCATCTGGCGTGATGTTGTCTAACAAAATATCGATCAGTTCGCGTTTTTTCTTGGTCATTTTGCTTGCTCCAATTTTTCCAATAGTGCATCAGCTTGCGATATTGCGTGTCCTGCTAACTGCTCGTATGTGTATCTGTCATTTGCGTTTGACAAAATACCCTGCATTGCAGCCATTGCGAAAATTTCTCGCTTAGTTAATCCACTTGTCAGTGGCGTGTTTGCAAATGCAACATCTTACACATGGAACGGATGACCATTACAATTCACCAGTGGTTTTGCTGGCATATCTGCATTTTTCATTTTGTTTGCTCCTTGTCATGTTTAATTTTGTCTACTTCGCTTTTGAACCATTGTTTGAATGAATCGTTCATTTTTATTTTCTCGATAAGCTAAATCCGAACGTCCACAGCTCCAACCCTGCGAGATCTGGCATCGATGGATCGACAATCATGATCTTTTTAAGCTGACTATCCGGCCAATTCATCGTTTTAATGACCTTCACCGGTTTTGCGGTGAAGTGACATTTCTTTTCATTCATGATCACCAGTGTTCCGGCGTCTTTGTCTCCTGACTTAAAAGCATTCTCCACTCGCTGTGCTGCAAAGATATCATCACAGTAAAGCTGTTTTTCTTCAGTGTTTCTGCGCTCGCCTGTACCGCCATTGCTGATAAACATACCGCTAAAATTAATTTGTTCATTTTCCCACTCCTTCAATCGAACACTCAAAAACCACCCGTTCCAATTCCTTCATCCGCTCAAGCACCTTTCGTGCTTGCTGGCGTTTCTTTAAAGCCACCTTCGCGGCTTTGTCGCGCTTTACGGCTTTACTACCTATGAGTTGCATGT